CAACACATCCTGCGTTCTGTAACCGGCGACAAATATGTATGCACAAATGGCGCAAGGCAAAAATTGGGGGGCTTTTCTTTTGGAAATTCCATAATTAATTGATAAATAAAAGTGCAGATCGCGTAGCGTCAACTACCACCTGCTCTACCAGTTTACAAGGAACTATCAGCAATGTTATTTATAGATAACAAATATACTCGTTGGTATTATAACATAATCACTAACGCACAAACAAGAACTTTACCAGCAGATGTTTATACCGAAAAACATCACATCATTCCTAAAAGTCTAGGTGGCGACAACTCACTCAGAAACTTAGTCACGCTTACTGCAAGGGAACATTTCCTTTGTCATTGGTTACTCACAGAGATGACATCAAATGATGCATTAAGTAAAATGAATTATGCCTTCATTCGTATATCATTTTCCCCGTACGGTGATAGAAAACTAACTACAAAGAAATTTGAAATTCTTAAAAATATTAGACGGTTCCATACAGAAGAAACAAAGTCTAAAATTTCAATAGCAACAAGCGGAACAAATAATCCAATGTTTGGTCGCACTGCATGGAGCAAGGGACAAACTAAAGAAACAAATTCAAAAATCAAAGAGATTGCAGAAAAGAATACTGGTAAAATTGCATGGAATAAAGGTATGACTCACTCTGCTGAGACTAAGGAAAAAATGTCAACTTCTAGAAAGGGAAGACCATTATCCGAAGAACATAAAAGAAAACTCAGTGAGAGTAAGAAAGGTGCTAAAAATCCAAATTTTGGTAAAGTTCCATGGAATAAGAAATAGACTGGTTATTCATATCCCATAGCCTCGGCTATCTCGGGGTGTGTATCCATGAAGTTTTGTTTACGATATGCATCAGTACGTTGCATGTTAAACAAAAACTCTGCCCCATCACTGCCTGGGCCGTTGTCAATGAATTTTATTACATTGTCAATTTCTTGTTGATAAAATTCTGACTTCCAAAATGTATTTTTAAGTTTGTTCAACACTAACTCTTTTGCCGCTGGCGTCATATAAGCAATGCTCATTTCTATTGGTCCGTGCATCATATTAAAATAAATGCTGTTAAACGATTTAGTTTTTGCCCATTCCAATAACTCGTCGATATAGTAGACATTTTGAATATTCACTGTAAAACAAAGTTGGGTAGTGATATTTGGGGCATCAATATCTCTGGCAAAATGCACACCGTCGATTATTTCATTTGCTTTGTCCCAATCAGCTCCGTAACGTTCATATTCAAACCGCTTGCCCACATTGTCAACACTAAATGCAATATCAACACGTCCGAAACTTTCCCATAATAGAGATTTTTCAAGTCCCAAAACATCAACAGTTGCATTGGTGTTGTAGTGTATGTCGATGTGTTTGCTTTCGCCTGTTTCCACTGCATACTTTAACAGGTCCCAGTGTTCTTGTATTAACCAAGGTTCACCCCCGGTAAATTCAAAGTATTTGATATGCGGCAATAATTTTTTAAGATTTTCCCAAAAGTTTGGAGATTCTTCTGGCCACTTACCTTGTTTAAGCCAAGTGTACGCAATGTGTTCTTTTTTATTAGAACCTTTGGGCATGTAATCTAATTCTTCGGCTGCCCACTTACTACTGCTCCAACTACCGCATATGCGACATTTTAAATTGCAAATGTTGCCTAATTTTAAATCTAAGAACCACAATTGGTCTGGTGTATCATTTTGCCAGTCAACTTGTGGATACAGTTCTTTCAATCGCACACGACTATGCATACGTTTGCTGTCTCTACCAGCAGATTCTTCATCCCAACAAAGTTTACAAGTAGCAGGTTTTTCACCACTACGCATCTGTCGGCGCATGTTTTGCATGTATTCGCTTTGATATGCTTCTTGTAATGTATTTGTTCTCAAATCAATTCCAGCAATATCTTCTCTGGCTAAACAACAAGGACGGGCCGTTCCAGTTGGACTTGCTTCGATACTGATCCAAGGTAGCATGCAAATTGATTCAGGTAAGTTCATTTTAACCTCGCCAGCTCTGGAAACGTATCCCAAAATTTCTCACCACGCAGTTTGTCTAAGATGTAGATTTCTCTTTTAAATTTTTCAAAGTCATGACTATTGTCTGTTGCTCGCATCATATTTAATAGACTTTTATACCCGTTGGTTGCACGTTGCAAAGTGTCTTGTGGTTCTAGCCAGGCTATATGGGCTTCGTATGCAGGGTACACAACTTCTTCTTTAAACCATGTGGGCAGTATGTCGATTCGATACCACTGCGGTCCTTGTAGAACATTGATGTTAAAATCTTTGGCAGCGATCAACCCCTTTGCTACCCATTCTTTATGAAAGTCCAATATATGTAACACATTCATCGCACTAACAGTGGCACTAACATAAAAATCCACATGTGGTGCTTCTTCTATCATACGCCTACGATTATCTTCAGTTTGCTGCCAGTTTGTTCCTTTGCGTATCAATTCTGCTTGTGGGCCCATACCATCCAAACTTGCACCAACGCTAACACTCTTAAAGTTTTTCCAGTATTCGAATACATGCTTGTCTTTATACCGCATCTCACTGAAGTTGGTGTTGTACTGCACACGCACATCCGTTTTGCCTAGTTCGATTAACTTCTCCAGCATGAAATAATGTTCCTTCATGATAAGCGGTTCACCACCTGCAAAGTAAACTTGTTCTAGGTGAGGTAAGTGAGGTAACATCTGATTAATCATGTCATCTTCATCACCCGTAGTATACTCGATCCGCAGCATCTCTCTACCCAAAACGTCAGGCTTTTTATTATATAGTTTAACGTGATCTTTGTACCAGTTGCTGCTAAAGATAGGACCACAGCTTCTGCAACTCATGTTACACAAGTTGCTAAACCGTACATCCCAGTAACGAAGTTTAAATTCTGCATGTTCACCATCAAGTTTGGTATTTTCTACTTCCTTAATGAGATGCCCATAGTTTCTATTAGAGTCGTTGCGCATGCTAAAGAACCCGTTGTCCTCTTGCTCATAACACTTGGTGCATTCCTTGCACTCTTTGCCAGCCATCATGTTCTTACGCATGTCTTTGTACTTGTCTTGGTTCCAGACTTCTTCCATGGTGTTTTTACGCAGGTCACCAACTGGATGCCAATAGTCAGCAAGACAACAAGGATACGCTCTGCCATCTGGGAAGGCGTGCATATGCATCCAAGGCAGCATACAAAACGATTTACTACCCATGAGTAAGCCAGCTTCTTTTTCTGTCAGCTGCTCTTTGTCTATAAAGTAAGGAGCCTTGGACATGTAATCATAATTTTTATAAAACTCTTTTATTGTTTTTTCTTCGCTCATAAAGTATTATACCAGTTAGCCAAAGCAGGAAATGCAGTAGCGAACTCTTTGTTCCTACGTATGTCGTACTGTGAATAGAATTCCTTGAAATCATTGTGTAACTTGGGCATGTCAAATGCTTCACTGTGGGGAGTTTTAACTACGTCCAGATAGTCTATCAATCTGATAACATGATTAATTTCATGCTCGTGCATGTAGTCATTGGCTCTGTGCTTGTCTAGCCAATTTATCAAATTATTTTTATATTGGGTACGTATGTCGTCTGGTAATACCAGCGCACTTTGAAAACTAGGGAATCTTAGGATATTTAGCGTAAAATTTGGATAGTCTTTTCCATATTGTTTTTTCAGTTCCACTAGTTGGTCTAAAAACTCTGGCAAACTATCCAAGCATAATGCATTAACCGTACACATCACATGCATACCTCGAAATCGTTTGCTCTCAACGAGTTTAACAACGTTTTTCATCCACTGGTCATAGTCCAGTCCATCACGAATGTACTCTGCTTGGGCACCAACTGATTCGTTGCTGGTATATAAATCAATCTCTAAACCATCGACACTGGCAATTAACCTATCAATATCGATGTTAGGTCCTAAATTACTGTTGATGGCAAGACGTGTTGTACTCTTACCTCGGTTCTCTTTAAACCAGTCAATCAGTTTCCAAGTTTCTCCACTCATTAACGGTTCGCCGCCAGTGATGCGTAGTTCTTTCAGAGTTCGGTGGAGGTCTGTTTCCCACCACTTAAAAAATGCATCTACGTACGGATTATGTTGACTAAACTTATACAGTTGGCTACTATCATGAGCATGAGTGAAATGATTGCGACCGTCTGAAACCAATCCAGTGTATTCCCCATGCTTACGAATATCATTGACCCATGTGCTGCTAAAAGCAGGATTGCAATAACTACAAGCAAGTTGGCAAGTACGATCAAACGCGATTTCCAAGGTTTGTAAGTCAATATCTGTACCTGCTGGTGTTCTGGCTGCATAAGATAAATCCTCGTCTGAATAAATTTTAGTCTTGTAAACTCTGTCACTCACGTTGTCCCTGCCAATATCTTCAATCTTCCAGCAGTATTCACATCCACTAGGTCGTTCACCTTTCTGCATCTGCTCGCGCTCCATCTTTTTCTTCTGCGTGTTATGCAATGCTTTGGGATTTGTAAGAACCTCAGACACTTCTACTTTGTGTGGCAATGGATGGTGGCAACTGGTGGTCATACCGCTGCCCAGCCAAATAGTAGCATTGTACCACTTGGCTCCGCAGAATGAATCTGACTTGATGTCGATTACTCTGCGTTTATATTCTAAATCTGTTTCTTTTTTATTGGTGTGCATGGTAATTACATTCTTTCCAGAACTCTGACATCTCGGGAAACGTAGTCAAAAAATCAGTTCCCCGACGACTGTTGTGTTCCTTAAAGAACCTTGCGAAATTTGCTCTTTGCATTGTAACATATTCTGAATCCAATTTGCAACCTTCTTGCATATAATCGATTACTCGTTGTAATCTATGCATCTCGTAATCTTTAAATCCTTTGTAGAGATTATCTGGTTGTTCTGTTTTACTACACATAAATGCCCAGGCTTCTTCCAGCGGGTCAGTATACTCTTCTGGCAGTATCTGTACATTCTGCCAAGCAGGCTGTCGTAAAATTGGAGTATCAAACCAAACACGCTGATATGTTTTACTATACACTTGTCTGAGTCCATGGATTCCATTTATCAACTCGTGAAATCCCGTTACATTTAATGTATTCATAGTAATAATAAATGTTAAACTACTGCGATCAGGTACTTCAGCTAGGAAACGATTTACATTATGCCAAACACGTTCGAAGTCTAGTCCGTGCCTTCCGTACTCAGCACGTTCAAACATTGCATCCAAACTAACGTACTGCATGAAGTGTTCTAAGTATTTTGGTTGGTTGCTGGTCATCTGTTTTACATAGTCTAAATACTTGTCAAACAAACTGTCTTCTACACTAAAGTTACTGGTTACATTCAAATGCAACTTAGGGCTGGGATTTGCCAGTACATGATCAAACACACGGTAGGTATTTTTATCCATGAGCGGTTCACCACCGGTCATTCTAAAATGCTCTAGTGTAGGATAGAGTTCAGGCCACCACCGCCAAAAGGCATCAACATATGGGTTGTCTTCTCTTGCTGGAATAGGTCGATTACGTCCGGTAAAATGACTAGGGTCGTTGTGTATAGGAGTAGTAGGGTAACCTCCAAATTTGTCCACCTCTGACTGCCAGGTGCTGCTAAATTGAGGGCTGCAATAACTGCAAGAAAGATTGCAAGCGTGATTAAAATTGACTTCGACGTAACTGGGTATAACATCATCTTCGTCTCCTGTGCTATTTTTTATTTTTTCAAAGTCAACAGCAGCCCACGGCTCACCGCTGCGATAGTGCCTGTCACTTAAATTTCCCAGGTCTTCCTGTGTCCAACAATAACTACATTCGCTGGGTCGTTCTTGCTTCAGCATAATTTTACGCTGTTCTTTTTTATGCTGGGTATTATGCAATGCGCTGGGATTTACTGCCACTTCATCTGCATCAATTTGGTGCAGTGGCGGGTGGTAGCAACTGTTGTTAAGACCTGTGGGCAAGTGTAAACTAACTTGTTTCCACTTTGCCAAACAAAGACCCACTCCTAATTTTGCTTTGGCATCTTCAGCTGATGTAAGAAATACACTTTTAGTCATTACCAGCCCTCTTGTCGACGAATGATATCCATCTCTGTAATTGTTGTTCCCAAATTCTTTTGGCTCTGTTTATAATGATGCTTAAAGAATCTGCTCTGATCTGCACTCATTTCAGTGATAGGCAATGCTAGTTTACGTTGCAAGTTTTCTCCTAAGATGACATTGTCCTCATCTGTTTTGTGTTTATAATCTTCCCACAACTGTTTTAGATTGTTGAAATCTTGCACCTGGCGATAGTCCCAATCTGCCAGCATAGTTAAATAAGTTCCGACTCGTGCGCCATAGATTGCCCACCAGCCATTATCAACATCTCTGCCAACTGTTTGCCAAATTGACAAATGGTCGTAATTACGTTGATGCACTTTGCGTTCAAATTCTTTAAGATCAGGCTTTGCGCCTCGATCTAAGCACATCTTTACACCTTCACGGAATCCTGCTCTCCATGCTTGGTAAGCACTGCCGTTGGGGTGTGTTGTGCTGTAACAATCATGCATCGCTTGATATTTAGGATCAAAGCAAAACTCCACACAAGTGTCGTCTGCCCCATCTGAGTGTTCATGTGTCTGCATGTTGTTAACAAAGTCTTTGGTCCAGCAACTTAATCCTCCGTTGCCGTACATTAGTCCGTTGACTTCGTTACGTGCTTTCCACCGAAACACGTAGTCTCGGTTTTGGTCATTCAACTGTAGTTGTAGATTAAAGAAATCTGGGTCTGGCAAGTTGTCGCCGTCTATCAACACAAATCTGCCAGTGTCACTAGCTGCTGCGGCTGCTTTGTGTGCTGCATCACTACCGTGTACACCATCTACCCGTTTAGCCCACGGTATCATATTTTGGATACGTATCCAAAATTCTTCTTTCTTTGGTTCATCGTAAGTGAGGAAGATGCAGTCTAAGTCTGCGATATCAACTATTTCTTGTGTCATAATACTCTATGTCTTGATAATTTTCAGTTTCTTCTACTAGCAAACTAGCATGACCATTGACAACTCTAAACCCCGAGTTGCATTTGACAAAAGAAGATTTTATATGACCAGTGTCTTTAATAATTCTTTCTGCTCGACCGTTTGAAATTCTGTAATTGTAATAATCTTTGTATACTGATTCATCTACTACGATGTACTTATCGCCGTCTGGGTACGGCGAAATTTCTGCACACTGAGTGATCCTACCAGATTCATCATGATAAAATCTGTATTCGATAACTGGTTTCGGCGCATTCATTAATGCGTCTAATCGTTTTAGTTCTTCAATTAATTCCGGATCTAAGCTCATATTCTTTTACCATAGTGTCTGTAACATATTCTTTAACGAAGTAATGGACTGGCGAATACTGATTAATGTGGTTAACACGAATCATGTCCTGAGATCTTTCGGTCAGCACAGATTCATTCCATGCTGCTGCATCCGACCATCCGTTTATACCGGGCTTCATATGCGCAAAGTTAATAAAGTCTGCACTGGGCAAGGCAGACAATGTCGGGTCGGTTAATAATGAAGTGACAGCGTACAATACATCGGTACTAGGCGAGTCTTCTCTGCAATTTTTTAATACTAAATCGGTGAGACTTTGCCAATTTTCAAACACTGCCTTTGCTTTTGCAAAAAATATTGCAGCATGATTACTGTATCTAAAATACATCAACCCGTTGTAAACGTCCGGCAAATCATTGTCATCGAAAAATTGTCTATAGCGTCGATCCTTGCTGTTTTCGCCGAGATAATTTTTACAACCTGTACTCAGTACCACGTCCCTCAGCCGGAAGGTATCCCACCAATGATCTATGCTACGAGTAAACAACAGATCGCTTTCCACTTTGATTGTTTCCTTGAACGGAGTTAAATGGAACACTTGCCATTCATTGGCAAATCTACTGAATTCAGTAGAGCAATCGTCAGTCAGTTCAATTATGTAATCAAACACCTGTCGATGTTGATCAGTTACCAATGCCGCAGTTTTTTTATCCACTATCACTGCATACTTGTTGATTTTTTGTGTGAGCTTTATATTCATGGCTTGTACGTAAGCCAATTTTAAATAATCAACCGAGTCCGTGTTTTGCGCAAATGTAACGAACCCTTGTTGCTCTTTATGTTGCGACATCAACCACCTCATCAACAAATTGTTTAAACTTTGAGTGTTGCAGATATTTTTTATCCATGATGTGCAAATTTTGCCAGGGCATGACAATTGCCCGATCTTTTTCCCTTACCACAAGTTTGTGATTATTGACGTCTATACTGATTACTGGATTTTCTATAGTCATCATATTCCAAGGGATTCCCTGCTGTTTATCAATGGTGTACCCATTCAAAACCAAGTCTGCAATCGCAAAAGCATAATCGTTGCGGTAAGAACCGTCGGCATTGTACAAGGTTTTGTAATAGGGATAGTTACGTTGAATTTTTCCTACAAAATCAAATAGCATTTTTGCACGAGTCGATTTTTTAAACAATACCACAGTGGCCCATACAAAAGATAAGCCAGTGTTGCTTATGATATTCGCGATCTTGCCGTCGGGAGTAGAAGAATCGTACATTAGTTTATAATCAAACGGTTGTTCCCAAAGTTTAAGTAAACTATCATCCAATGTCAAGTAGTCGCCATCTAATAAAATTGTTTCATCGTACGGACTTAATTCGTAAGCCAGGTATCTGCCAAAATTTTTCCACTCATCTATACCAGCTGATCTATTTGGTCTAAAATTACTGCCACTGTATTCAACTCTGACAACCTTGTCATAATTGAATCCGGGATCTGCTTTACTGTCAGTAATTAGTGTGACAGGCAATTTTAAAAATTTATTCGTGAGTCTACTAGTGAGATCTGCAATGGCAACGTAATCTACCAAATTGGTATTAAACGCAAAGACTACAACGCCTCTAGACTTTTCTAATTCGTTTGAGTTCTTCATGCTGTTGGTGCCAGGTATTCATCACAGTGTGATAATGCATTCTTGCCAATTGCAAAAATTCTTCTTTGATAATCTCCACGGGATTTTCGTATACATCTGCCAGATAAAATGTGTCATCAGGCCAAGTTGCAGTAAATGCCAGTAGTTCCGGGGTTACTAAAAACATTCCGGTTTTGTAAACCAAATGCAAATCCGTTTTGATTTTTTCTTTTAATATTCGTTTATTGATTTGGTAGTCGGTTGCTTGTTTAACCTCAGCCACTAACGTTTCGATTTCTGTAGTCATTGATATTCACATTACAAAAGGTAATAGGTACATATTACTACGTACCTATCTAAAAGTCAACCTAAATAGTATTCTATTAGGCGATGGTCACTGCGCCCCATGACGCAGTCAAATATGTTGTGCTGGGCGCAGCCACGTCAATTCGATAAGTGACTGTCATATCGATACTGTCGTCGAATGCTGGGCTTTGTGCGGCGCTGTTCAAAGTTAGGTAAAAATAGTAAATTGATCCGTTGTCAGCGTTAGACCCCTGAGCTCCATTTGTTTTGGTCTGTATGCGTACAAAATCTGAGGTATATGCTGCGTCCCCACCAGTGATTTGACATCTAGTGACATAACTAGCAGTTTGTCCAAAGTAGCCGGCACCGGTCGTTTGATCGGTAGTGACAGTATAACCAGTCCCAGTGCGAGCGGCTGCGTTCTGACCGTCAAACACTTTAGTGCCTAAGCCGCTGACTGCCAGTGTTCCCAACGACGATCCGCGAGCTGTGGCGCCTGTATTAACGGAGCTGGCAATAACATAACGGAGCTCACCGCCTGCATTGAAGAAATAACGTGCCTGATCTGCACTGGCAAATGTTGCGGTATTTTCCTGGTTCGCAGTTACTGCATCGGTGGTGTTCGCACTGACAATGTTTAGAGTTTTGTTGGCGCCTGTGGTAACTGTACCCGTTGCTGCGTGAGCTAATCTATTGGTATATGCTGTTGATAAATTAGTAGAAACATCAGTAGTTGCATTGATGGTAGTACCTGCAACATAAAGCGATAAGTTACTGAATGCAGCTTGGTGGCTTCGAACCACGTTGACCCCTGCAACCAATGTACTCCATTGGGTGGCAGTGACTGATCCAGCGATACTAACGTTAGACACTGCCGATTGACCGTACCCAGCATTTCCGTATCCAGTGGCCAACACTGTGTTGAGTTGACCCGAGACGTTTGCGCCGCCGCCGTTTCCGCCTACAAAACCATTGTAGTCGCTTGCTTGAATTAATCCGCCTAATGAATACGTCATCTGTTGTGCCTTTTAAGTATTTATTCTAACCACAGCTTCAATGACACCTTCAGAATCTGACATTTTGTTTTCTAAACTTCTCCCGATAACAGCCATTGGGTTGACATTATCGGGCGCTGCTTGTGCAAACCCGTTTAGTGCACTCACTAAACGTTGTCCTTTTTTCACCTGACCTGTCACTTTAACTGGTACTCGTCCTACCATAGCAACTGGAGGAGCAGGTCTTAATTCTGCGCTACCGTTCAGACTATTCATCAAATACGCTGGATCAGTGGAAACTACACCAAATACATCAATGGAGTTTTCTTCATTGCAAATTGTAACTTCCTGTTCGCCGCCCATCATTAAAACTGTGCCGGGGTCGTATACCGCATCCGCCAGATAGCGTTCTGCCAAGTCAGAATATAATGCGCCAACAGCAGTACCTGTGAAATACACACCGTTAATGTTGGCCGAGGATGTTATGTTGCCGCTTGCGAAAATTGCTTTTTTAGCAGATATACCGCCGTCTGTTTGTATAGCACCAGTGACATTGCTAGTAGCATTATCAGTATTCTTGGCAATGATGTATCCGGTGGCTTGCGCTGTGATAGTACCAGCAGTGGTAATGGCATTGGCAAAATCTACTCTTGCATTTGCTCCGATAACTTGCATTGCGGTTGTGATCAGGCCACCTACATTGACTCTGACAGCAATGTTGGCATTGTTATTATTGCTGGTTAATTGTGTAGTTGTACCACTAATCGATGTTGTGAAATTAGTGCCTGTGCCTACCGTTAGTCCACTGTTGTTATTAATAGTAACAGTATTGTCAAATGTTTCAGCAATATCTGTTCTTGCATAATTCACAGCAGCCACGTTTCCTAACGTACTGGAATCGCTGGCAGTTCCGTAATATGCAACGTTAGCCAGCGCCGCTGTGCCAATTAAGTTAAATCCAGGCTTAATTGTTGTAAACCCCGTAATAGATGTTTGCGGAGTATATGTGTCGTCACTGCTGATAATTGTCATCAATTGGTCTGCAACAAACACGTTTACTGCAACGTGGGAAACGTTTCCAGTGTCTGTGATTGTACCAACGATTGTGCCACTTGTTCCAGTATTGCTGCCAAAAGCTGGCCCAACTAGTACCCAGCTTGTTCCACTGTATACATAAAATTGGCTGTTGGCTGTGTCCCACCAACTGTTTCCTGTTACTGCTGATGCGGGTTGTGCAGTACTGCTAGTGATAGAACTCAACGTCTTAAATGCAGACCCGTTGTAAATTTTTAAGTTACCCTGCGTATCCCACCAAAGTTGACCGGTTAACGGTGTAGTGGGCGCAGTGTCGTTACTGAAATTTTCCAACAAATGAACAACGTTAGTGTTTAAAAACTGCCCGTAACCTGCATAGTTTTTACCGACTAGTGTTAATTCGGTACTGGTATCGTTAACTGTGCCATCTGCGATGATAGTTAGCGTTGTTCCGTCTGTTTTATTAATTGTATATGCCATTGTTATATAACCATTTATTTTTATAAATTACTACTCAAGTTGGTTAGTGTTTGTATTCTAACGGTGTAATCAACTTGAATTAATCTGTTTAGTGCTTTTTGCACAGGGTGGAAAATCACATGTGTTAATAATTTTCCAGAGTTGCTGACCAGTCCTAGTTCGTCGAAAACATAGGTACCTTGCATGCTTGCGCTATTGTCGAAACTCTGCTGTCCTGCAGGTTCTGCATAATCTAATAGACAACTAACAAAAATATCAGTAAAAATTAATCCAGGTGTGTGTCTAATTTCGATAAAGTTTCTGGTAGGATCTAAGTTAAGTGCGCTAGTATCGTCTACTAGTTTTGTATAAGTTTGATTATACAATGTTGCGCTTTGACCATATGTGTTCGGTGGCAAATAAGTAATAACACCAGTTGTATCAACTACCGTGGCGCCGTTTCCAAACGCCATATTACTGATGTAATTTGTTGCTTTGTTGCCTATACTCGTTGCCAATGCTTCACTCATGTTTTCGTAGTGAATAGCATTGGGCTTGTCAATGAAAACTTCTTGGGTCCTTGGATCCCAAATCTTAACATGTCCTTGTACCATTGCGTTTGTGTTATCTAACATATTGCGATCCGTTAATTCCCTGTTTCTATTAGAACTTTACCAGTTTCGGGGTCTGTAATTTTCAAAAAACCCCGAACATATATCCCTGATGATTCATTTGGTGTTTCCGGAGCAACACGCTTAGGCTCTTGCTCATCAGATGTGTATTTCATAGAATCAGTATTGTTATTTATCATACTATAACTGCCCATATTGTTCTTGCAGTTTGACTGGTATTTGTTTCTAAACTTTTGGCGAATACCGCATTGGGACTACTATCCGGGTACCGTCTAACAGAGCAAGCATATCCCACCATTGCAGATGTTATTAACAAATCACCTTTAGTCACTGCACCTATCACTTTAACTGGGATTTTACCGCGTAATGCAACTTCTAAACCTGTACTGCCGCTGTTCATAATATATGCAGGCTCTGTACTGATAGCGCCGGCGACTCTGACATCGCCTGGGATGTCTGTCACTGTTATTTCGCGATCACCGCCAAAAATAACCACTGTCCCAGGATCGTATTCTGCATCAGAATCATATTTTTCTGCCAAGTCAGCGTATAGTGCTCTGCTTGCTTGAGCAAAAATCACATTGTATTGATTGCTGGTAGATCCAATATTTGCGTTGGCATTGCCGAACGGAACAATACCGTTTGTAGTCAGTACTCCATCCACGCTGGCTGTGCTGTCCAAAGTAGTTGCGCCGGTGGCATTTAATGTGGTAAATTTGCCGCTCGAGTGCGTGACCGAACCTATTGGTGTATTCTGTATACTGGCAAACACGCCAACACCGCTGAATGCAGCCCCGATTCCGCTTACGTTGGCATTTGATGTTATAGTAGCGCCGGTTATGTCGCCTGTGGCAATCAAAGTAGTGCCTATGGTGGCAGCGGTGTTAACGTTTACGGCATTCACCGTAGCAGTGCCGCCCGTTACTAATGTGGTGTGAACAGTAGCAAAGCTGTTTGATCTCAGTGATCCTACTTGTGTAGCGCCTGCTGTGTTAGAAGTGGTACTGCGGATGTCCAATGCAACAACTGCACTGTTGGCCGACAGTTGTTGCGTGGCAGTGATGTTACCCCCTGACCAAATACTTCCTGTTGCGCTCATACCGCCGTATGTTTGCAATGAACCAGTGGCATTGCCGGTTGCCGGAGTGGTGTTTACAAATGTTGCTCGTCCAGCCCTAATCGGACCGTAAGTATTACCGGTGAATACATTTGATCCCAACGCCCCAGTGTCATAAAATTCAAACGCACGGTTAGCCGCTGAAAATACCAATGCGGCGTTTTGATCTTGCGTACCATACCAGTGAAAACGTATACCTATGTCTTTACCGTCATCAAACGTCCAGGGTTCTGCAATGTTTGCTGTGTTGGCAACGTGTAGTTCGATGACGTTATCAGTCACTGCCAAATTGTTTGCACCTGTGATATTCAAATTACCGTTAACAATCAAGTTTCCACCAACTGTGGCATCAGTGGTAACTATCAACGACGAGCCCACTGTTACCGTACCAGTCGACGAAAAATCTCCGCTTTCTACATAGCTTTTAACATTGGCGATTGTGGTAATGAAAGTGGTATTTTCTGCGCCAGTATTAGCAACTAAGGGTATAACTGTCGTTGGCGTAGTAATCAGCGTTGCTGATTCTAAACTGGGTAATTCACTGATTTTAATTGTCATTTTTATTCAACCATTCTATATATTTATTTGCTTTAAATCTCATCTCTAACGAATATTGCTTGTACCAGTGTACTATTATACAATCCCGAGCCATCTGTTGGCGACGGTGTGCCGCCTGATATACCGCCTTCAGTGGTTATTCCTATATTGGATTCTGTGGTAACAATGTTTGCGGCTGCATTGGCAATGACTTCTTCGATAATGATCGCCGTTGGCTGAAACCCGCCATTCTGCCACAGATTACTTCGAATATACGTGGCATCCGCACTGTATGTATAGCCGCCACCGCTTGTGGTGATGACTGTTCCGCTCAAGTTAGTTACGGTATAGTTATCGCTGTACGGCACTTTCTGTGCAGTTGCGCCGTCGTATACTGTGCTATTGATGGCGTGTGCATTTGCACCTGTGCCCAATGTTCCTCTACGGATATTGCTTAATGTGTTGGTGCCATCATTTTTAGTCCAGTAAGTAATACGCTCACCGTTGACATAAATCACACCAGGAACCGTACCGTACGGAGCAGGATTGCTTAGTACTTGCGAATTAGCCACTACAATTGTGTTGGACGTAATAGTTACATTTTCTGCCAAAGTGGTTCCGTGCAGTGTGGGGTTCACTCTGTAATATGAATAATTATCATTCATATCTTTGAAAATTCTATATTCAAATGTGTCGTATTCGTTCTGTGTTAGTATCACAGTTGCGGTTGCTGTACTAGTGTTAGATCCAGTAATTACCACATTTGGTATGGTGGTATATGTTGTACCTGCACTAATTACACTGATTGCTGTAATTGCACCGTTCGCATCAACGCTGGCGACACTGGCAGTTGCCCCTGTGCCTGTGCTGCCAGAAATTGTTACAGTAATATTAGCAACGTTGCTGTCGTAACCAGCGCCGCCATCAGCAATGATAATTTCGCTTACGTCAAGTGCTGTAAAATCAACCCAGGTTTCGTATGCAGCACTTGATGCATCAACTGCAAAAGTAGAAACTGTAATATCCAATGTGTCATACACCCGTCCTGGAATTAATTCTTCAGGTGCATGCGAACTAAATGCAGTGTATGGATTCAATGGATAGTTCATCAAATCCGTTGTGCCAAATTCCGTCCCTGTAGTAACACCAATATTGGTGATGTAATATGCGCCATCACTCTTTAACACAGTGCCTTGTGGGTAATACGTGCTGGCCGTCCACTCTAACACTTGATTGCTTATATAGTTGTCTCCGTCGACAATAATGTCTTCAGGACGTAACCCCAAGCTACTGTCGGTGTATAAACTTTCAATCTTGCTGTCTAATATTGCTTCACTGATAATATAAGTACCATCTTCATCAACACTTAAAGAATCGAACGCTGATATGTCGTACGGGCCAGAATCAAATCCGCCCCCTTCAGTAAATAATGGGCCTTGTACTGAAACTCCTGGATAGTCAATTCCGTACTGTAATAATCCAAAGTTTTTCCCTGGCAACCCAACTTCAGGTGTATAGTACGACTGTATTCGATCGTTGGCATTTTCAAATTTGGCTGCATCATATTCTGTCAGATCGTTACCGATAAACGTAGCTCCAGCAGAGAAATCTCTCACTGCCTGATATGCAATGTTGCCGAAGGTAATAATATCACCTTGCATGTAGGCAGTATTTGCAGTCCATTCTAACACGGTGGTTCCGTATGTCAGCCTATCATAAACTAAAGTTGTTTTTATCTTTCTAACAGGATTATTCCCCAATACCGCATATGCTCGAGCTCCTGTTCCACCACCGCCACTGATAGTGATAGTAGGTTGCGTAACATAGTTTGTACCGGTATACAACAAAGATATTCTGGTAACTACTCCGCCTGTCACTCTTGCAACAGCAACAGCATCATTCGTTAATGTGCTGCCTGTTATCGTAACGTTCGGCGCAGTTGTGTATCCAGAACCACCGTCAACAACTCGGATTTCAGTGATAGAATAAGGATAGCTTAATAACCAATCCCTGTATTCTAATCTCTGCAATGCAGTTGCATCTTGTGCAAACTCGCCACTGGGACTGCGATACTGTTGCAATACTGGATCATAGTATGCAGGCAAATCAAAGTCGGAGGTATAACCATTCCAGTTATCATTTCCTATATAATCAGTGATATACTCTCTTATTGTGGTATGATAAGGTTTGACTTCTTCGATATAATTTTTATATATATCTTGGTTATCTCTTGCATAAATCTGTGGCTGTGTTAGCCCATCAATTTTTTGTATTACATCAATCAAACTGGTCTTAAACAACCAGTCTACAGATTTTTGTTCCGTCAACACATAATAAATTTGAGTAAAAAACATCTCAACAAAATTAGACTTCAACTCATTGATGAATATATCTGTTTTCAACGACTCTAGTATTTTTCGTGTTTCCAAACTTGGGTTCTGGTCAAATCGTTCAGTATCAAACAAATCATTGTCGTACGACATTCCATATGCTTGGATATTCCAAAGACTGTCAAGTAACTTGATGGTACCATCTTCCAATCCCACTGTGTTTACAACATTGGCAAATACCTGTACTAGCAACCATTTGTTTTGTCCGTTGTTTAAAACTTTAACAATGTCGCCTGTGCGAAGTGTAGTGATTGCACTGATGTCTGCCAGTGTGCGTACAGTGTACTCTGGCACTGTGTCATCTGTCACTCCTGTTGCATACCAATCTACATATTGCCAGTAATCCGTAGTACGGAACGTTTGGACTCGTGTTAACTTCCAAGTTCTATCTGCCTGCAGGGTGTAGATTGTCCATAAGTTATCAACTGTTTCGTCGATATCTACCAGCACACGATACCCAGGATTAACAGTGTTTACGTTGATAAATGTCAATATTTCAAATGTAGCAACTTCACTATCCCACGTACCAGTTGATTGAACCGGTATCGGATCACCATTTTCTAATAGAGAAAGATCATACCCTTGTCCTATTAGGTTTTCTGCAAATATAGTATTAACATAAGTTATTAGCTCTTTGAATGCCAATGAGCTATTGATAAACACGCCCTGACGAGGACGAAGGTTGATACCGTATCGTCTTTGTACTGGTAGCGTTGGATCGGGTACTGAATTTCCAGAAGCATCGATTCCCGACAAACTGTCAATTATTTTATTGTAAATTTTTGTAGGGACTGTGGCAGGAGTAGTTCCTGTTTCCGATACCAATGCAAATTCACTGTGAATAATGTTACTGTTTAGTTTTGTTGCATAATCCAAGTGGAATATAGTGTCATTGCCTACTACATTCTTTTCTAGGTTATATACCGAAACTGCATCATCGCGTATAGCCGCAAAGTATTTTACTCCGCTGGATTTTGGAGTTCTGATGTAGTTGGCAATTGTGATTGTCGGAATAGTTCTACCAAATTGATTTGCTGCTAAATTAGTCTTGTCTTTAACCCAGTAATAATATTTTACAGTTGCTTGATTTGTTCTAGGATCCACATACCCCAAAGTCACATATGCTTCATTATTTGCGTACTTGGGCACACCGTCTCCGCCGTTGGCAACATATTGACTAGGCAGATAGTTGCTTTCGATCCATTCGTATACATCTATGCTACTACCAGGGAATGTTCTACCCCAATTGTTAGTTCTGTAGCTGATAGATCCTTGTTCATAGTCTACATAACGCACAGCAGATAGATCCCACCATACTTGCCCGATCTGCGATGTATTCCAGTAATACTTTGTATCTATGGCCACAGTGTCTATATTTCCATTATTGTAACTAGCAGGATCGTAGTCTACTTTGAATGTAATGTCTTGTTCTGCAGCGCCTAATATTTTACCTTTAACTGGATCAATGTAATCTAAGGTGTATAAAATAGTTTGACTATCTTCGCTGTAAACATAGGCTTTAAGAATTCCGTTCACATCAACCCTGGCACCTTCTTCACGGTACAGATCCCAGCCGTTGAGCAAATTAGGGTTGTTGTACTGCACAACAATTCCGGAATCTGTTGTGGTCACATCAGCGCCTTCGGCGCCAACAAATAATCTTCCATTTAGTAAATCTATTGCACTACCAAACTTCATGCCTTCAACAAATGCCAGTCCAGGAACATTTATGTTGCTGGGCTTTAGTTGTTGCACATATGCGAATTTGCTAGGATTATCAATTGTGTTTCTACTGTCCGACAATAAACTCAGCAACCAAACTGCGCCTGATGCAATTTCATCCACAAACCCAGTGCTGTCAGCATCCAATGTTGTTTCAGACGTGGTCAGATCGAATGTTGTGTCCATCACTGTAATCGCAACATCACTTGCAACTGCCAGTCTGTTACTAGTTTCATCAATTTTAACAGTCTGACCAAACAGATCGTTTGCAAAGTTAGTTGGGTTTTCAATGGTCTGGGTATATGCAAATACCGTTAATCCTAAATCTGCAAGCGATGTACCAAAACCTGGAAGAACACGCAGCTTATCTGCCGATATTGTAGAATCGCCATTGATGACCAAATAGTTGTCCGATGTCGTTGCAGTTATTCCTGGAATACCTGCTGCATTGATTGCATCAACAACACTAGATAAAGTAGTATCAGTAAAAGCAACTTCGAAGTCATTGAGTCTGATACTGTCTCCACTGTTAACTGTTGGATTTTGCACCGCAGCGGTAATGGTACCGTATATTCTTCCCTGATTTAGCTGTCTATAAACTGCACCTGTGTAAAACTTTCCGATACTTTCATTTTTGCTGTAGTACGGGCTGCCTGCATAAAGGCTACAATTATAAGTGCAGAGATCCACGCTATAGCCGTATTGTGCTTCTGCTATAGCAGCAGGAGCTGTGATATACTGTAGCAGATTGAATGCATTACTTTGAATTACAACGGTTGATCCTGCATCAGGTGCTTCAGTTAACTCTACCCACGTACTCAACACAATCGTATAGTCGATCTCAAAAACTTGCAACACGCCATTGACATAAATTTTATTCATGTATGATATTGGTCTATTTCCACCAAATAATGTCTGATCGGCAATTGCAATATACTGCTCAACTGATCTATCGTATACTGTGACAGATCCTGCATTTAATTCGCCATCAACAGTCTCTAACGGTGCACCTATCACTATCTGCGCACCGTCTGTACTACAAGCAACACTTCTTCCGAATGCGGTATCGGCATTGCCCACAAACGTGCCGCCTGATATATTTCTAAATCCTGATTGTAGTCTTACCACATACGTGTCAGGTTGTGCATTTGTAGTGAATGTAAGTTGATCCCCGGTGATCGTGTAATCCCTATACGGTGCAAAATCTACACTGGAGTTAGATACCAGTATGAGCTCAGAGTGTTCTGTGTCTATCGTATCTAAAGTAAAAGTTGCAACGTTGGCATTGGGCACGATGAATGTGTCAGTGACAGCATCCACCGAATCATCCCATGCATAAGTTAGAACAATATCACTATCTGGTGCACCGATATAGAGCCATTGGTAGTCTGCGCTCATTGCTATGCTGTTACCAAAAGATGTTACGTTTCCGTCGGTAGCTGACAGTATCTGGATTAATGTTAATTCTCCCGTGAAATCTCTTTGGAAAATATGCACATATCCTTCGCTGTTGGCGCCGCTCAGTGGCGATCCTACTGCAATGATATTATCACCGCTATCTATAACACTACCAAAATCAACAGAATCTGGCGATCTAGAAGATATTGTTTTGCCTTCAACTAGTCTATTAGACTCATTTTTCTGATAGTTAACAATTTGATTCTGGCCAGGGACACCCACCAATACAAAATTACTGTCAGTACTGATTTTCAATGCAGCGCCGTTGGCACCGCTTGTGTAAACTCGGCCCCGTTCAAAAACTGTATTTGCAACAAAAGGTTCGGATTTATTATATACTCCCCAAGTGTCTGTAGTCTCGTAGTTTACCCAAATTTTATCATTAGCCGACCAGCCGTCTGGGGGAGTAAAGTCTGCAATTTCGCTTGCTCTGTCTTTGCGTAACGACTCTAATTTATAGATAGGAGCAATTACTAGTATTCTAGAGAACCCGTTTAGATTACCTGGAAAATCAACTGTGAATGAATACGGGCCTTGGACCGATAATACTCGATAAAAACCTACAAAATATTCTGCGTCGCCTAGTCCAGTTGTGGTTGTGCCTGCTGTGCCTGACTGCATCACAATTGTATCACCCACGGACAACCTGTGGTCAACGTCAGTATTGATGTTTATTCTGCCGTTTAATGCATTTACAATTTCTGTAGCACTGCAACGCAATCCTGTCACGTATAAAACATCCCAATCTAGATCATAACTCTTAGCAGTCCAGATTGTTTCTCCTGTTCCGACTGTTTGTGCATTGCCAGTAAAGGTAGAAATATCTGACAGATCAAATACTGTATAGTCAACATCTTCTAAGTTGGTAAATCCAGCAGTTTGTACATCATCAGTCACAACACTGGAGTTTGATCGGTTTAACAAGAACGGTGCTACAAAAGGATCAGATTCTGAATTGTACACTCCTTGGCTGTAATTGTACAAACTGCTGTAAGTTACAACGTTATTGGAGTTGACTAACAAACTGGTAGGATTATTTAATGTATAGTCTTCGCTTAGAACTAACTCAACGAATTGATTAGTTGATACACTGCCGTACTCGCCTACTCTTAGCGCCCAGTATTCGTTAACTTCGATTTGATTCTCTTCTTTGTTAAAACTCACAGAACCCAATGCATTAATAGCATTACGTGTGCCTTTTTGTTTGATAAAACCTTGGTAAAACTTAACTTGGCTGGAGTCATCGATACCAGCATTATACAAGTAGTTTCTCGGTCTAAAACCAATTAGCCCAAATCCCAACAAGTCAGCTTGACTTTCAATATTGACCTTATCGATATCGTAAAAGTCCTTGCCCAAATTTGCCTGTGTTGCAAAGTTGTTTAAGAGTCCTGTCTTTATGTTATTTTTATTAACAGGCAACCATTTTGTGAAGTCAAATGCCACACTGCCAACTATGTCGGCGATGGCAGAATAATAGAAATTCTTATATTCTACTAGATCTCCTCTGAGATAATCTGTGCTGGCTACCCAGGTAGGCACTAGGTCATCGTTATAAATGAAACCCTGTGCACTTAAACTGCCATCCCACCCTTGAGTCTTTTGACCTATTAACTTTAATCTGAATTGTCTATTGCCCGATTGTGGGCTGTAAATTATATCGTTGAACTGTGTTGTATTGTTGAAAATCAATACATGTTCATACTGCACTAGATTTAATTCTAAATATCCAATTAACGAATTAGCACTGTCTAAGCTAATAGAAAACTCACCTGGCGCTCTGACTACACTGTATGCATCGTTACCTTGAATAGTAAAGTTTTGATCTGTTATTTTGGTTCCAAAGAAACTATTTTGTATCCCATCAACAAAAACATTTGGTATATTAACTTGGCCGCGGTTACTGAAAGGACTTAAAACAATACTGCTGTTTACTGCCCAATTTTGTTGTTTCCAGAATAAAAATTCTTCTGTGCTTAATCTCCAGTTTTTAATTTTACCCAACTGTTCATCAAAATAGTTAAATGTAAATCCTTGCAACGTCAAATACTGTTCGTAGCCAGAAAGTAAATTTGCCACTTGTTGCAAAGTGGTAAACACTGTACCATAAGGAACAGATAGTGTAAATCTGTTAAATGTGGTGTAGTAGTCTACTGAATCATTTATCACAGTTATGTTGTCGGATTTTGTGCTGTCAATGTTGGGTGCAACAATAATAAACGACGGGTTAAAACTATCGTAACCACTTATTTCATATCCGGCATCTGTCTTTTTAATAATAACTGCACTGTAACTAATATTACGTATCGGTGCAGACTTGCCTAAAATCAAATCAAAATCTTGATCGGGAATTATAACCGATTCATTGATACTGTTAGGACTGGCTTGTTCTGCTAATACTTTTAAGAACGTTTTATCGCTGAATCCTGCCATGCGATAAGACAGTTGCACTGTATACTCTGTCAGATAACGATACAGCTCATCTGATGATAGCACGCCGTTTGATACTTGTAGATCATTGATCCAGTTTATATACCCAGCGGCACGTTGTATAGAACCAGCAGTATTAGTTCTACCATTGATCATTACGTCAGACTGTTTGAGCCTGTAGTTGGTATCTGTAACCAAATATTGATTAACTGCGGTATTACGTGAGTAGGCATTTGTATTAATTCCTAATCCGAAATATTTTCCTGGATGTGTAATAGCCATAACAATTTGCTGGGCAAATGGCCATTCGCTGTTATTTCTCCACGCAGTTTCTGCAGGTCCCCATTGCCCAACACTCCAGTTTCGTTCGAAATCTGTAGAATTATATTTGTTTGTCAAAGTACCGACTGGTGGTCTTAATACTCCGTACTCGTCGACGGGAATAACAGCAGACAACCCTGTGCGTGCAAAACGTAAATCGGTACCTTGTCTGTCTCCGCTGGCAATAACTCCAGCTTCTAAGTCGTTCCATAAAATGCTGTTACCGCTGGTGTAAGGCGCCGGACCGTAACGATCTTGCCACCACAACGGTTCTTCTATAAAACCTAGCATTTCCCACGGAGTTAAGTGCGGGGTTTGTGTATCGTAGAAATATTCATAACAAGCTCTCCAACTTCCTTGAAGTGCTTCATTGCCGCTGTCAAACGCAAGTCCGTAATTCCACGTGAACGGGTCAGCTGAAGAAAACACTGTGTTAGACACATAATTTACTTTGTTGAATCCGATCCACTTTAAGAAACTTTCTGAAAGAACTTTGTTGTATTCGGCCGATGTGTAACCGGTGTCCCTGAATTTACCGGGCTTGCTGTCAAATATGCTCAGGTAGTCTTCGTCATAAGAAACTTTAATATTATTGTAAATTCTTAACTCTAACTCTAACAACAGATCGTCGCGGAAATCATCAAATATCGGAGTCTTGCTGCCGTCGTGCCCAACTACAAATGTTGTAGTTGTAGAGTACGTGCTGTCTGTCACCAGTGCAGGTTTATATTTGGGATAAAGACCCAACTTGGAAGGTGTTTCTGGAATGTAACTACCATCTGTATTTGAATATTCGACGATAGTTAAAATATCGTTTACATTTACTGTGAGGGAATTAGTCAATACAATAGCAGGGCCACTAGCTAAGAAAGTGTAATCCGACCCAACTGTTAACTGACTGTTATTCAAATAAACAAGCACCGCAGTATTTGATGGGCGACTGTTGATAAATGTTGTTGTTATTTCATATTGTTTCTGAGCAGGATCAAAAATAGTATAGTTAATGGTATTTTTGTTGTCGCCGTACGGCACCATGTCACTATAGTACCACGGGAAAGTTTTATTCTTAACTTGGTTGATTTGTTTAAGAATTAAATCAGTCGCTGTACGTGGGTTCGCTGTGTTGATTTGATTCGACTGGGCAGCAATTGTTAAAAATTTATTTTTAAATCTTGTGTATTCTTGTTGGGCATTATAAATGGCAGACACAAAATTGTAAGTGTCGCTGCCTAAGAACATGCTTGCGTATGTTATAGGGCTGCTTTGTTGTAGAATTGCACCTTTTGCACTGGTGATTGCAATGTCTCTGATGTTACTGGTACCTGGATATACTCCGGCAAACCTAGTAGATGTACGTGTCATCATCCCCAAGTGATTTCTAAACTCGCCCAGCGTAACTGCGCTAACCACAGTGTTCTCTGCATTTAAGTTTAGGTTATCCGGGACCTGATAACTTCCCAATTTAGAAACTTGGTCACTGTAAACAAGAATATCAATTCTGTCGTCAGCTTTGATCAAATTTGGTCTAATGGAAATACTTCTATAATTTTGGGGTAACGATATTATCTGATAATCAGTGTCTTTAATTTTTCTATAGTTAACAAACACCTGAAGATTTCTAGTAGAGGTATTTGCCGCAGGTATAATATCAATTCTAAAATCGTTGTTTAGTCCGTCGTAATCGTAACCGATTACTTGATATTGCTTGGTCTCTTCTGATACCGTTTCCCACACGTTCAAATCTGTGTAAGTTCCGTCTGCATTATTTTTGCGTAAGAATCCTGAGTCAACTTTTTGTGTAACGTCTACTGTTCCAGATTTGTAGCTAAATGTGTCAAAGTCGTAGTTATTAGTGAATTCAATATCGCCCTGTGTTCCAATTGATTGATACGTTAATGGGAATCCCAAGACTGTGTCATTTGCGCCTGTGCCAAGAGTATAGCTGAATATTTTTGTTCCGTTGAATGCTGTTAAATTATTGGAAACTGGATATACGGTTTTGTCACTTAAAGATACGCCGTCATTGTCGTAAACGTTGAACAACGGAGATTGATTCAATGATGTTTTAGTTTGGCCTTCATTCCACTCGACACCTGTATACCAAAAACTTTTACCCACATTAGTTTGGCCGTTTAAAACAGAAAGAGTGTCATTGACACCGGCAGTTTCTTCTAAGGTCAAGTGTATAACATTAGGAGTAGATGCAATGCCGTCCGTATCCACAAATGAAACACGGTAGATGTTTTTTGCTACATCAGGATCTTCTGCGGATGCAAATATGATTCGCATCCCGCTAATAATGTTGATTCCGTCCAGGAATATACCAGTTACACCTTCTACACCAATAAATGGACGAGTTTGCTGGGTATCAAAAATATCAACTGGGGCCAATGCAGTTGTACCAAAATCATACAATTCTAAATCTGCATTAAAATCAATAATAGGCCTTGCTGCACGTTGATATGTATCGTATGCCACAGTTGTGTTGTTATAAATTCCAGTTGCTGCTAATACTTCTTCGTGGAACCATCTGTTGCGACGAGTCCATGGATTTTGATCTCGACTGGCCCGATTCACCACAATATAATCTGGATCTGACAGACTGGTATTTTCAGCTGGATCTAAACTGCCGTAGAAGGAGGTTCCAACAAAGTATGGGTAAAGAGCATTTCCCGAAACATCTTGCGGTGCGAAGTATGCATAAGTTCCGGTTGGATATTCAGGTGTTACCCCATATCTTCCATTATAACGATCCAAACTGCCTAGACCTTCTTGATAAGAGTAGTCTTCGATGAAGGCTCCTGCTAGGTATTCAAATCTAATAGATGTATTCGCATAAATTTCAATATCAGCGTTCAATTGTATTTGATTTGAGCCGCCAGCGTAGTCAGTTGAACTGCCAATTACAGAACTGCCACCGCTGGCAACAATCCAGTAAGCTCCAGACGCATCTATGGTCGAGTTGCTGCTGAATGTCAATCGCATCCCAGGATTTAACCCGAAAGTGGAAGAAACTGTTAGGTTCGCACCGTTTATTGTATTGGCAGAAATTACTATTTCTCTGGCTTCGGGTCTGCCTGACGCACCCGATGTAACTGTATAGCTAGAAGTTACTAACGCAGTGCCACTAGATGAATCCACTGCATTGGTATACCCGTAAGGACCATAAATTGGGTAGCCGTCTGCGGCAAATCCGATCAATTTACTGTGTCCGTCGCTAGCGACATAACCTGTAGTGAATCCAGGCACATTAGCCCATGCATCTGAGGTTATAAAATTACTGTCGTGATAATGATAGATTTCATTGTCGTCTGGGAAGCCACCGTAAGCGTCCTGTCCGTTTACTAAAACTTCAGAGGTGTTATAGTGCCACAACACACCGCTTGTGCCTACTACATATTGACCGTTGGAAGGACTGTAGAACGGAACGCCAGTTAAACTTACGCCCAATGCACCTTCTCGTAACAGATTAGATGTTCCGTCGCCTTCAATACTCAGACCACCTCTGTAGGGATATTTAAAAGTTAAATCTTGTGCAGAAATATAATTTGGGTTAATCGAATTCGGAAACGTTCCCACATCTATAGATGTCGATGCTGGGTCTGCGTTTGCGGTAATAGTTAAAATATTTCTAGTGTCATTTAACCCCACTGACGTTGTGGTTGCTGCAAAATCTCCAGTAGGATCAAAATTTGCTCTGGATATAAATGCACTGACTGTTAGATCAGATGCTTTAACCAATTGAATTTCGGTACCTACTCCTTCTACATAATATTCAACATTGCGATACGATGTAGGTATAACAGTGGCATCAAACTTAACTTTTAATCCGTTGGTAAAAATAACACCGTTTGGACTGATGTAATTTTGTTTGCCTAAGATGTCTGATGTGATGTTAATAACATTAGTGGTACTGTCAATCAGACGAATAATGCCATTTTCTGTGTCGGCCACACTGTCTTGATAATACAATGTATCTAATGGTGCAGTGATAGGGGCTATCTCAGTAAAATAGCCTGTGGCGTTTTTGTACCATTGTGTGTCGCTGTTAGCGACACCGCTTAGAATAATAACTTTATTATCAGTAGGAACTGTGGCGTTTGCAGTCAATGTGACAATGTAGTCACCCCCGCTGGGAGTTAGTGTAATGTCCCAAACTTTCCAACGGTCTATAGTGGCTACGCCGCTTGGTTGATTACTCGATGTCCAGTCTGCCAACGAGGTAGAGTCTGTGCTGAAAATCAGGCTCTTGCCGGATATCAAAGTGCTGGCGTCGACCCCGTCAAGCCCGCCAGCTTCTGCAATAACACTCAGTGCAATGCCGTCAATTCCGCTGAACTTTAAGTCGGTTACAAAATCTACATTTTGAACAACCGGCATAGTAATGAATGTATCTTGTGCAGTTGACAACGGAACAGTAAAGGTAACTGTGCCGACATCATCGCCATTATTCGCAACTCCTATTACTAGTCGTTTGTCAGCGCTTACATTAAGACCGGGTTCAGTTTGTATGTAAAAAGATTTTCCTGTTTGATTTACAACAAATTCGTATGTCCCGCCACGCACTAAAACAATGTCAGGATTTCCTACGTTAGTATATCCGCTGACTGTGTAAACCGCAGCGGCGTCGTCGGGGTATACATAAAATGTTTTGGATGTAGACGCTGTTCCTGAAAAAATATCAACAGAGTCCGGACCATTTGGAATCCAAAAGTACTTGCCAAAGTTGACCAACTCATCCAGATTTAATCGAGGATTATAGTTGTAATATTCGTTATGGAATAACTTGTCCTGGTTAGTTGTGTTACCGCCAAAATAATTTATTTGTGCCAACAAATCTGGATAAGTGCCGTAAAAATCAACTTCAGATGTGGTGCTGTTTTTAACAACTATTGTGGGTTCTAACTGGTAATCAGCACGTTCTTTATTAGGTTCTCTAATATAACTAGTGATACCTTCCCACCCAGGAGTAAACTTTCTTCCAACATATCCGTTGATGGTTGCCACGTTAGGTTCAGTCATTAACTGATCTAATGTTGCTCCTAAAAATTTAGAGTTAGTTTCGCTCTGGAATACTGCTGGTAAAAAATCTAAAGTCTTTGTAATGGCCATTGCTTGTCAATCTGTTAATTAATAATAGTATTTACCGCTAGATTTTCCAGGTTCAACTGTGCGGCGGTGATTGCAGTGATAATTTCAATATTTTCGGCTGTGGCCACACTAATTAAAATCTGATTAGGACTACTGCTTATTTGTTGTAAACTTCCGTAAGTCTGACTCTGACTATTGGGCACAATAACTATACTGCTAATGGCCGGAGCGAGACCCTGTTGGATATAAGTTGCCAATTCCGTAAAATAGAATGTTTCACCGAAGTCCCAATTCTCTGTAGCAAAATAATTGTTAATACTCGCCAATGCCTGACTTCTAATCTCAGTGTCGCTCAAGTTAACATTTGAATTCTTGATAATTTTAAAAGTAGCCTGTAACTCCACACTGGCTTTGTTGCCAAATAAAGGTTTAAATTCTGCGTTGTTATATATGATAGCATCGCTGACAGATTTATAGTTTTCTAAATCATTAAATGCCAATCGTAGTGTTTCACTGGATGGCAGCTGCGGCTCTGTGACTCTTCCGGTGGTGTCCAATGCCCAAGTACGATAAGATGTTTCGTATTCTTTGGTCAAGATATACATATCTATTAGGTTGTTTGGACTAGGATCCAATCGTCTAATAGAAGGAGCATTATGTCTGTACTGGAAGTACAATCCTTGTCTTCCTACTCTGGCCAGGTAATCCTCGCTCAGTGTGATTGTTCTTGTGGCACCAACAACAGATAATACATAAAATGCTTCTTCTGTTGTTGCATAAAATACCTGGCCGTCAACGTAATTATTGATGTTGGCAAGTATTTCAGATCTAATCGCATAGTCTGTGTCTACCAATGCATTGTTGTACACTTCGTAAGTGACAAAACTGTCATACCCATAAGTTTTTTGTAGGAAAATAAACTTTTCCAACGGGTCGACCTCGGGTTGTACAATATCGTCAAAGATGTCAGGATTGTCAGGAACGCCATCATCGTCATAGTCGCTATAGGTTATCAATACTTTACTCTGATCCACGAATCCGTCAGATTCTGCGATTTGGTCGTAAACGAACCAAGCCAGATTGTTTGTATACGGCGAACCCGTGTCAGGATCGCCATTGACTTTTAAAATGTTAACGCTGTCATTTATAGTTACCCCCGTAGTAGGATCGTAAACTTTGACACTGTTGTCGAAATAAAACTTTGTTTCTTGCACGCTCTGGAATACATAACTTAACCCCCTGGTCGCAACTGTGTAAATTGTTCCGCTGACTGTAAAATTTAACATCCAGCTGCTGTCGTTATTAAGACTGGAATTGGCGCCTTCGTTTACTTGACTGAACTCTCCATTGATGTCTAAGTCTTGTGCAGAAATAACTGTCCATTCCCTTGTAAGCTGATTGAATCTAATACCAAACTCAGTATAACTGGAAATCAATCCAACAATAGTCGAAGTAAACGCAGTGCCGAAACTGTTACTAAATGCAGGAATCACGGTGATTGCCTGTGCAGTTAGTGGGACGTTTTGGCTTAGTGTGATTGGGCCAGCGCCAGAGCTCAAATTGCCTTGACCGCCTGATCCCACTACTTGCACCAAAGTTACGTATAATATTGCGTTGCCGCCTTGTGGAATTATCCCCGACACAGGTATTGGTTTAATGACATTTTCTGGATTGAAATAATTTCCGGCACCTGGGCTGAAAACAACAATGCTATTTTCTGTCAGATAGGATGTGTTTCCCGATACACCGGGACCAATTTGTAGTTTATTATCCGAAGCATCCACAAAATAGCCAGTACTGCTACTTGACCCTGTTGTGCTACGAAACCAATATGTGGCTGATAAATTAAATCTATTGAAATATTTGTAATAAAAATGTAAAGTATCCTGATCTCTGATTGAAGTCAATACTTGATTTTGTATAACTCTGTTTATGTCAGCGCTGGTTGTCCAGCTAAAATCAAAACTAGACGATGCATCTTCTTCAAATACTACCCCATCTTCGGCAAAAATATTAGTACTGCTGTAACGCCCGGTGTTGTCCACCACATTTAAGTATCTACTTGTGCCGCTGCTTGTTCTGTTAACGGCTTTAACTTTGCTGATAGTGTTGTAGTTGCTGTAAGGAAAAACGTTATAGTCCTCGCCTGTCACCATACGGTTTTGTGTATAATACAGTTGAGGAGCTTTTGTTTTAATTTCTGCATTGGATTCTCTAGCAACAGCATTGGCAACTGTGTATTTTAAACTAGAAACTATCGTCAATGTTTCAACTCGACCAGTTCTGCCCACATAAGGAACAGTGATGGTGATATTCTGCATATCATCTGGCGTAATTTTATAAGTTGTTCCTGAACTGGATCTTACAAAAGATCTGAATCTACCCTGCGGTATTACACTAAATGTACCGTCACCAAAGATTAAATCAATTTGATCATTTGCTCTGGTAGACACTTGGTAAGATTGTTTTGCAGTGTTGTTGTTGTAAATTACATTAAATCCGTTTACACTGGGTGTAGGCGACCACTCTTGAGACACTGTACCTTGATTAGTCAGCCGGTATAACCACACATCAGTATTGTTGATGTTGTTGACATTAATGCTGGCGATATTATTAGGGATGCTTTCGTTAAAAGAAAAATTTAAACTCTGCAATGTACCTTGCTTAAAGTAAAAGAAAAATCCAGTGTTGTTGCTGGCATTGCCTAAATTGTCGTTACGATAAAGAATATTAAAAGCGTTGCCGGCTGCTGGACTTGCTTCGTAAATAAATTCTTTATCTTTAGAAGTTGCGCTCACTGCTTCAAAGCTCAATGCAGACCCTTCCACGGCAGAACTAAATGGGTAAACTGGTAATACTCCGCTGGGAGTATTAATGGCATATTCATCAGTTTGTATGCCGCCGATTGCCTGACTGTTGGAAGGATCGCCAATTGTTTGATAAGTCGGAAACGATCCGTTTAAAATAGTAATAAACTGTTCGTACCAATTGACGTTTGTGCTGTCGTTCCATTTAACCACGAGATTAGTTAAATCTAACCCGTTGCTGTCAGTCAATGGTTCCGTAGTCTGAATAGAGTCAAACTTTAAATAGCCAGCGGCAGCCTGATTGCGTTTGGGGATATAACTTACTAACTTTGCTAATTTTAAGATGCTGTCCCTACGTTCAGCAGTGTCAATGAAGTTTTCTCTAGCATTTAAATCTGTGCGGAATGCAAGACTTTGTCCCATATAGGCGATTAGATCAATTAACGCAATGTATTCACTGCTTTCAGTAAAATCGTTAAAATCTTCCGGGTAGTATAGTCTCAGATAGTCCAACATTGCTTTGCGCAACGTTTGAAAATCATATGCTTGAAAGTCAGCCGATCTGAAACTTTCGTAAATTTTAGTCCAATCTTGATTGACTAATAAGCTGTTTTGTCTGCTAGTGGTGGCCATATTCGTTCCGTTTTAAATATTTATCGCCACTAGAAAGTGGGTATATTATACGAACTGGTATGCAGTGCGGGCTTGTTGATCGAACTGTAATCTCAAAGTATCAACTTGATTGGACTCTATATACACCAGTGTGATCTCTATCTGTAACCCTCTGTCATACTCAGTCACTGCAACATCTTTTGCAGCCAACCGAGGATCATAGCTGATAATACGCTTGATATCTTGCATTATGATTGCCTTGGTGTCTTCGGTCAATGGATCAAATAGTTTGTCCCATATGATAGTACCAAATTCTGGATTCATTAGTTTTTCGCCCTTACGAATATTAAAATAATTCATAAGATCTTGTTTAACCAAGTTAAAGTCAGTGACACGGAAGTGTTTACTTCTTTGAAATGTGCTGAATCCTTTGTATATTGCCATAGTAATATTTACCTTATTAGCCGGCTGTGGTTGTAACCGTTACCAATGTTTTGCTTTCATTGCTTGCTTGAATTACTGGCACTTGGGTTTGACTATATTTTCCTTGATTATAATAAGATGTTAATGTAGTGCCGTAACCATCGGAAAAGTCAGTGCCCGAATTTACCCAGTTTTTAACATTACCGGGTCCTGCCAAGTGACTAGCTGATAACAACCCTGCAATAGTTGAATTATCTGTGGTGCCAGTAATTAATCCCTGTCGTTGCAAAGTTGCGTAATTCTGTTTGGTATAATTGTACATTGCATCTTCTTGCACCGAGGGACTGGCTTGGAATGCCGCAGCGCTGGAAATGCCGTTTTTACCAGTCCAGTTGTTGGGATTGTTCAATGCTTCCGGTGTTTGCGACGTCCCAGGCTTGACATACCCCAAATCAACTAGTGCGGCGCTGCCGAATTGGTATTTTCCTTGATACCCTAATGTATTTTCAGCAGTGTAATTATTTGAACTTTCACTGAAACCGGTTTGTGCAAAATATGCACGAAGTTCGTCTTGACTCAAGTTACCCAGTGGCTTGGAAGGTGTTGGTTGCGATATAAACGTGGAAGGAGGTGCAGATTTTCCAGGAGTTATCGGCACGTTTGCCGATGAATCGATTCCCCTGTTCAGACTGGTAGCATTGATTGCTGGATTG